GAAACTGCGTATAATGATTTTGGTTCAACTGTTGCCATAGTGTTTAAATCCTTTGTCTTATGTACTTATTTATATGAATTATTTATAAAAGGACCAACTTGGTGTGCCAATATACTTGCAGGCGTTGTTGGTCATGTGCCGTTCTTTGCCGTTTACTTTGATGTATGCTTGGTATGTACGGCAGTATCCGCCTGATATTGGGTAGGAGTGTATGATACGCACCTTTCCGTTGGCCAGACGCTCCTTGCTGTACCAACTGACGATCTTGCCGTTCTCCGCGTTTGTTAGGGCGAAGAACACCGCTGATTCGTGCAGTTTCTTCTCTGTGCCGTTGAGCCTGAATCTCATGAACTGCGTCTTACGGAATAGGTAGGCAGGCATACTGTATTTGAGATCATCACCCAACCATTGCGGTTCTGGCATATCTCCTATTGTGCCTTTCGTGTCTCCTGGTGTTTTCGACCCTGCTAAAGCAATAGTCGAAAATAATAAACTACTCAATACTATGATAACCTTGAACAATTTCATATCCAGTCCCATCCATTTTCTGGCAGGCTATCTGCCTCTGTGTTATTATTACTTCACCTACCGGCATGTCCCAGGTGTACATCTCGCAGGACTCCGCTATGCCCATGTCCTCCAGGAAGTCAGCGGCCCCGTCGTTGCACACCACCTTCTCCTCCACCTTGGATTCGAGGATGTTGCCGTCTGTGTCTACCACTCTTATCTGCGTGGTCTCCACGTCACAGTATTGGTCGCTCCACGGTCCACCGGCCTCGGACTTGCTTATCCAAAACAACTTGACGGCGAAGATTATGAGAGCCAGGGCGATCAATTTAATGATTAATCTCATGTCGCCCTAGTTCTTCAGTACTTTGTCTGCGGCCGCATCGATGTCTGTGGTGTCGATGTTCTGCGCCAATTTCATCTGCTTGATCTCTGAAACAATGTTCGCCACGTGGTCCTTGCCGATCTTCACCATCACATAAACCCTGTAAGATTTATTCTTTGTAGTGTAGATCACCTGTCTGTCCACCTCGTAGTGTGTCACAAGTGTGTCGTTAATCACGTTCACGATGATGTCCTGCGATTGTGCAGTCACCGTCATTGACTCGTTCGTACCAGCCTCGTTCTTGTTGATGGTAGATCTGTTGTTCATCTCACCATTGATCCTGTCAGCCAGTTTAGCCTTGGCAAGTAAAGTTGCCTTCTTAACAGCCAACTCCAAGTCCGGAGAAACAGCCGAAGCCGCCTCTTGGTAGAACTTCTTGGTTGTGTGTGGATACTTCACGTACCATTTAGGCGTCTTGTTGATCACACCGTTCTTGCTCATATCCGACTTCATCGAATACGTAGAACATTGTGCAAGGAAAACACCAGCGATGATAACAAGAAGTATATTTTTTATGTTTGTCATATCTTTCCTATGAGTTGAAGGTACCTATTAGATTACCTATGCCGTTGACGATGCTTGTTATCTTGTTCTCGATCGCCTGCAAGTCAATGCTGGCAACAAAGTTCTCATAACCGTTTGCACCTATCTGATAGCCTACGTAAAATATGGCACCTATTATTATTAGTTTAATCATACTACAATTATAGCATAGTTTCCAAATGCGTCAACCAAAGTTGATCTTGCTAGAATGGTTGATTTTATTGACTTTTTACAGTATGGTCTTGATGAATCCTATGCCATCTATGCCCAAATATACCAAATACATCGCAGTGAAGCCAAAACTCTTTCTGCTATATGCTCCGTACATCAGGAAGCAGGTCGCGACCAGGAAGAAGATGTAGGCAATAAACATTGGTGGGTTTGGTGAATACCACATTAGGATCAGCGATGCGATAAGGTTGGAAATCATTCCAACTACCTCGCACCAGAATCTTACAGGGTTCGACCTGTAGTCTTCCTTGATCCATTGTAATGTAGATTTTCTTCCTATTCGTGCCATAGGCACATACTTATTTGTTGCCCTTCATCAGGGTGATCTCCTTGGCACCTTCTTCGTCCCAAACAGGAACAAGATTGCTCTTGTGCATCAACCCTATGCCAAGTAATTTTCTTTCTCCTGAGTAAGCCTGTGGCGGTGCCTTCTTGCCACCTGCGACAGGTACCTTATCAGAACACTGAGGATAGTCAGGGTCTGCCTTGTATTCGGGTATGTCATACCCCTTGAAGTGCTTGGTCTTCTGCTTGAGAGTGTAAGTGTCGAGGCCTTGAGACTGCAACCATTCCTCGTGGTTGGCCTGTGCGTCACGATTACGTTTAGAGTTCTCGGCCTTTTTTCTCATTCTCTTTGCTAGTTTCAGTTGTATGAATCCCATACGTAATTATAACACTATGGTAATTTGTTGTCAACTATGGCCTGTAATATGATTTCCGCGTATTCTGGGTTGGTGCTCCAGGCATTCATCCTTACCATCAATGCTCTGTAGTCCCATTGGCCTTTGTCTATCTGTTTTTCTCTTTCTATTCTGAATTCTTCGTAGGCCGGGTGCCTGTTCAAGATCGCGATCATGTCCCCTACTGACTTGCATTTGGTCAGATATTTCTTCACGCCCCATGGTGCATCCATGTTGCCTTTTGCTTTCATATGAGGAACGTTGTCTAAATCCCACGTCCTCACGCCGAACAATGCGTTGCCCTCATTGGCGAATCTGCTGGTACCCCATCCTGATTCCACACCTGCCATCGCTATGATGATGCTGGTAGGAACCCTGCTCATCCTGTCAGTGGTGTAGTTAAGGTATTGCACACATCTGAGTGTTGTTTCTATGAATGAGTCTTTGTCGGTATATCGGAATTCAGGCTCTTCTAGTCCCAATAGATGAACCTCGCTCAACTCCTTCTTATGGAATTGATCTTCTAGTTTTTCAACCGTCCAAGGATTAGGGTAGAATGTGCCGCCTAGGAAAGAGCCACCTAGTCCTAGCATTGTCACTAGTATGGTGGCAAATATCCACTTGGTAATATTAAGGGAGGTGGACCGAGATTTTATTGCATTGGCCTTTTTGGCACTATGGAAACTCGAGTCCACTGTATTTTTCTCCCTCAAATTATACCGCAACTTTCTGCTCTGTTGCTGTTGTTTCTGCTGTGTCTGTAGAATACTTCTTTTTGTATTCCGCTTCGGCATTTCTCATAGAGTTGTTCCAGTCTGCCTTAGACAATCCTGTGAACCTTGTGATGATACCGTCTGACATGATCTTGAATGAACCACATAACTTGTGTGATCCGTCTTCTGCAATCTTGTGTACAACACCTGTTGCCTTACCGTCAGCGTTCTCTCTGCCCATGATGTACATATAGTTGCCTGATCTGCCTCTCCACTTGTTGTTGGTCTGTGTGTCTTCTTGACATCTAGATCTAACTTGATCCAAGACCAATTGTGCTTTTACTGAACATTTATACATATCTTTCTCCTATTGTTACCACTATTATAACAGGTAATGGTAAACAGTCAACCTGGTAAAAAACCGCGTAAATTGGAAATTATTCGAAGATGTCTAGTCTTTTTATGTTGTTATCGATGGCTGACCACACCGTTTCTGCCATTGTCTTACCTGAAATAAATTCGGGATTTTTGTCAAACCTACTCTGCATTTTGCAGGGATTAATTTTGATAAAAGTTGTCTGGGTGTATATGTTGGATAGCAGGTCGGTTATCCTATCCAGATAGGTTTTACTGCTGGCATACACCACGTTTCTTGATTGCAGTTCTGTAACACTGATGGAACCTATTACTACCACGTGACCTTTTTTGTTCTTTGCAAGATATTTCTTCAGGAGCATTGTCATCCCTGTGCAGTTGACCGCTATTGTGTTTTGGATGTAGTCAAAGTCCACTTCTTTCTCTTTAAACTCGAATTTCCTACCGTGCCTCATACCTGCTCCTGCCACGAGTATCAGACAATCGAATCCCTTGTAATCAAATTTTACTATTGACTCTGGTTTGCTGAGGTCCAGTTCCTCCCGTTTGGGGGCTACAAATTTGTGTGTTTTGTTTTTCAGCAGTGCCTGACCAACCAGGCTGGTGCCGCCTAGCAGTAGAATTTTCTTCATTAGTGTCTCCTGTTGTACTGTTTGCAAAGATGCACGTACACCGATTCCCAATATTTCTTGAACCATGGGTCAGTGGCATTCTGCATCATAGTATAAGCATTGTTTAGCAATCTATCCTTGCTGGGTAAAAATCTTTTTGCCAGAGGGGTCATTTCAGTTTAGCAAGTATCTCTGCTTCTCGTCTTTTTGCTTTTTCTTGTTTTACTCTTTCTATTTCCTCGATCTCTTCTTGTGTCTTGACCTTCTCAGGTTCCAATTGCGTGGGTGCCTCTATGGGAAGACCGCCGTTGTCAAACCATCTGCCGTCAGCGGTAACTGTGCATCTGCTATAGAAACTCTTGTTCTCTTTGGTGATTGGATCCTTATTGGTTATTAATCTTCTTTTTCTGTAAAGTTTACCCTTGTACACCGTGCCGTCCTTCTGGAGAAGTGCACCTTCGTTCCATAGGTTGCCGTACACCCTGTCAATCATTATGAATTCATCACCATCCTCGTCTTTTCTCTTCTTGGCGTTGTCATATCTTTTTGGTAATTTGTGTATCGATTCTGGTATTGAAGTATAGAATCTATTTGTATAGGATTGTACCTTTGGTTCTGCTTTGGTAGGTGCGACACCACTGCTGTCTGTAAGTTTGTTTAGATTTGCTAGAAGTTCTTTTGTTTTGCTCATAACTGTTTAACACTGAGGTTCCCAACGTAATCGCCCTCGGATTGTCACCACCCTTTGGGCACTATATTACTCGCATAGGACATAGACTGTCTCTTAAATTGAGTTTAAAAGTGACGACGTTGGCCCCTGTGTTTCTTATAGTATACACTATTTTGGTTATTAGTCAACCTTATCAAAATACTGCTTGACCGAACTTATGATTGTGGACACTTCTTGTTTGGTAAAGAATGGTGACAATGGCAGGCTCACGGATGTCTTGTTCAGCCTTTGGGTCATCGGTACCGATGTGCCATCTCCCCACATATTACTGAAGTTGTCAAAGAATCCTATCTGTGCGTCTATGCCTCTGCGTTGCATCGCCTTAAGGAAGTGATCCCTGTTATCAGTCTCTAATCCTAATTTGAAGTAGGATGGTTCGCACTTGGCATTTGGTTTGAAGAACCTCAAAGGATAACCACTCAGTTCTGCCATTACGTGTCTGGCTATGTCGGTCCTATCCTGTTTCCATTCCTTCCAGTACTTCATCCCCACACTCAATATAGCACACTGGAGTTCTTGTGCGGCACCCCTGAATCCCAGCATCTCTATTGGAAGTTCTCTGTCCTCGCCCGACTTGCCGTGATTTATGGCACAGTCTATCTTGTGCGCCAAATGGTCATCGTCAGTTGCACAGGCTCCTGTGAATCCTCTCGTGCCCACAGGCTTCTGTCCACCAAAAGAGAAAGTGGATATGTCGCCGAAGTATCCGTCGTTCCTGCCGTTGTACTTGGCTCCAAAACTCTGTGAACAGTCTGTGATTACTTTGCCTTCGTGCTTCAAAGCGTCATAGTCTGAGACGTTGCCCCAGTAGTTCACCAAGTTTACTGCATCACATCCTTGTGGTATCTGTTTGATGTCTAACAGTGTGTCCTCATCACAATCCACATAGATTGGTTTGGAGAACGCCTGGTACTGGTTCACACAGGCCACGTAGTTGTAACTGCCGACCGCAACTTTCTTATCAAATAGGTCAAGTGCGTAGATGGCCGCCGTTATGGCCGCCGTGCCACTCATCGTCATGATCACGTGCCTACGACCCGTTACTTCCTTCATCTGTTCCTGGCACAGTTCTGTGTACTTGCCACAGGCGTCCAGTCCATTGTCCATGACGTCCTGCAACACCGTGTCATACTCTGCCTTGTGTAGTTGGTACTGTCTTTTGTGCTGTTTTTGGAATATCATTATTGTTATGTATCCTAGGTTTGGATCCCAAGCATTTTGAAGTGATCATCTAGTGTGTAGTTAGACAGATCTATGATGTGCCCATCAACACTCTTTATGTTATTGTTGTAACCAGCGGACAGGTACCTCCTGAAAGGATATTGCCAATTGCCTGCCTGTTGCCAATCCGACTCCAGAATGTGTTTATCTGAGTCACTGATCAAACACAACGGCATCTGTAGTGCCTGATCGGCTGTTATTAGACCGTGTAAGTATGCATTTATTATCTTGTTCTGTGGAATCACGTGTTCGAGATGTTGTTTGCCTTCTATGTTATCAGCACGATAATGATAACCCATCGGTGCCAACTGTTTTTGCATGGACCTTATGTAAAGTGCCAAAGATGATTTTATGTGTTTCTTAGTTGCCTGGCTGTATTTGTCATCGAATAAGTCAGATTTCATATCATCAATATAGTTGGCTAATTCTTTTACTGCTGGTCTTGATTTAGATTTGAAACTTATCTCAGGCAGATTGTTAAGGCTTTGGTAGTCTATCATGAAACTGCTCCCTTGTTACATTTGGCATCCATTCCAATTCCACCGCATCCGCTCCCTGGTCGTACTGCTCCTGCACGGACTCCTCTACGAGTTCCTGCGGTAGGCATAGCCACCAAGTCTCCGTCTTGCCTGACTTGGTGACCAGCATCTTGTAGGTCTCTTCCTTACCCATTGATGTATTTCTTGAATGCAGTCTGTGCCTCAGACTCTTCTGATACGTTCTTCACCTTAAGTCCCACTTGCACCTGAGGTATGAAACTGGGTTCGAAACCTTCTGGAACTTCAAGTTCATATATCTCCTTCAGCACGTGTGACATCGCCACTGGTGCGTCCCAACCTGTACCGTTGGCGTGTTGCCATTGTCTCTTGCTGGCTGTGTGTATCAGTGTGGCACTCGCACACACGCTCTTTGTGGCCACCAACAACTGCTTCATCCAGTCCTCTGGCAACCTGTGCAACCTGCCCGCTGATAACTCGTATTGCTTCATCAGGCCTATGAATATCCCCTGGTTGATCTCACCGCCCGGTTCATCTGGGAACACGTCCTTGATGGCCTGTAATGCGTCAATGAGTCCTTGTTTGCCTGCCATCTTTATTCCCTTGTAGGCGTAGTCGAAGTGTGAGAAGTAGTGATCGTTAGGACCCTTCTTGTTGGCACTGCTTCGCACCCTCTTGGGTTCTAGGTCTATGCCCACTTGGTCAAATGCGTCCTGCACCTGTCTGGCTATCCAAGGCCTGCTGTCAACTTCCTGTTCTCCCATCTTGTATCTGTGTAACAACACCCTGTGAATCTCTTCTGTGCCTGCTCTCAATATTCCAGTGTCATTAACGATCTCAAATGCAATGGCGTCAAAGGCCGGCTCATCTGTTTCAACTATCGTGACTGGTATGCTCTTGAATCCAAGTAATGCGAGGCTCACTGCTCTGTGCTGTCCATCAAATATGTAAAGTGTTTTGCTGTCTGATCTCCTCACAGCGGACACAGGACAACACACACGTGGATCGAACTTCCTCATAATGTTCATCACGTGTCCTGCCCTCACGTCTCTCTGTACGGAGTAGTTGAATGCGAAGTCCTCCAACGGATGTGCCTCAGTGCCCAATGGCAACGTGAATCCCTCTTCCAACTTGTTTTTAAGATTAATTTTTGCTTCTTCGTACCTTTTAGACCAGTTCGGTACGTCTTCTGGTGCTTCTCTTTTTACTTCGTCAACGACGTCGAGGAGCGTTCTTACGTTTTGCATATATTCTCCAATCAGTTAATATGTTGTATTGCTAGATTGTGCCAACAATAGGCGATTTCTAAAAATACAAATACATTATAACACGAAAACGGATTTTTGTCAACGTAGGCGCTTTTTACCAAGCAAGTCTCTCACGGTGTCCTTGCAGGCGTCGTGCCAGTATTTGCCCGATTCTCGAAGTGCATCATTGGCGCTTCTCAGCCTTTCCATTATCTTCTCCACCTGTTTGTGCTTGGCCTTAGTGAGGGGTTTACCCTTGGCCTGTGCCTTTTCGATGAGGTCCAACACCTTGTCTATGTCAGGACAGGTTATGTCAGGAACCTTGGGTGCCTTCTTGCGTATATTGGACCAATAGTTAGTCCTCTTCTGTGCTGACTTGAACAATATTTTCTTCCCCCGTAGCAAATTATTTAATGACCTACAGTTGTGGAATTATACTAGTGCTTTGTGATTACCCACGCACGGTGATAGAAATCATCTATGTTGCGTTGTATCAGTGACTTCGCCATCTCGGTGGCCTGCTTCTCGTCTGAGTATGGACCATATTCTTTCTCAGTTTCATGGTCTATGGTGTCCTTGTCGTTGGGATCCTCGTGTGTGCCCTCTACTACCCAATATCTGTTTGTTGTCTTGCCCATTTCTATAAGAGAGTGTAGGCACCGTAGATGAAGATCAATGTGTAGATTACGATAATCCCCCACAAAGTTGTGTTGCTCACTTGATACCGTGTTTCTTCGCGTGTTTCACACGTCCTTTTTTAACTCCCATGTAGTACTCTCCGGGCTCATAGTCCCAGACTTTACCATGGTGTCCTCTGACGTCTGCGTAAAACATTCTTAGTTTGGCCAGCATTTTTACTAACGGGTTCTTGCTCACTCTCACTTGTTGTCTAACGTCCTATCTTTTTCTTTCTACCTAGTGGTAACTTCTGTTCTTTGACGAAGAGCTCTCCGCCCTTGGTCATCCACTCGATAGTTATCATCTTGGCTTTAGAACTGCCCTGATATGATTTCACGGCCTTCTTGTAGGACATCGCCTCGACCTCCTTGGTCTCGGTCCCCTCAGTGATCTTGAATATTCTGTTTTTTGGCATATAAACTAATTTAGCACAAAGTTGACAATACGTCAACCTTAAGGTATAATTATCGTTATAAATGTTGATCAAGATGAAATAAACATTTCGGACGTCGGGGCAGTACCGACCACCTCCACCAATTTATTACTTGGTGGCCTATGTAATCCCTTCCGGGGGTGAACTAGATTCGACGGGTGTGTAAAGATCTTGGGAGTTTGTCCAGTAGGCACGAGGTAACGTCCAGTTTTTAAATGCAAACAAAAGAGCATTAGGATTTGCCGACCTAACAGTCGGTATGTCTGAAATGAGATTAGCGGCGTAATAACCGCCTGATCTCGGGGTCGGGCAACACCTAGCAACAGAAGTTGCCCACTTGAAAGGACACCTAATGTGGAAAATATTTGCAATAATCTGTATCCCCCTAGTCAATCCAATGGGTATTGAACAGGAACAGTGCCAGTTGTACTACGAAACTGACAATAGAGTATTCCAAACCGAAATAGAATGCGATCAGAAGGCCGAAGCAAAGGCCTACGAGATGGTCAACGGGTTCACAGAATTAAACGTGCCATTCACGAAGATGCAGTTTGGCTGTGAACTAGACAAAGATTAACTCAAAGTATTACTGGATTCGTTGAGATCTAATTCTCTCGCAACATTAGAACGATCTTGCTCGTTTAAATTAGTAAGCAATCTCCTGCTCTGATCGGCCACAGAAAGGTTCGCTACATCCAGGCCTAATTGCTCGCAAGACCTGGTGATCTGCTGTTCGACCGTTAGGAAGTCGTAATTCTTGTTGTCCACTCTATGATCACGCTGTGCCTTATTCGACACCGCATCAAAATCTAAGAAATCTAACACGTCCGGCAATCCACGTGACGCCAAAACCTGATCTATTATTGCGCTCTTGTCGGAATCAGTGGTTGTTGTGTACACCGGATTCAAATAAGATTGGTTAGTAACATAGTTCTCAAAGTAGTCTTTCCAATTAGCATTTTGTGCCACCTTGGCCATAAGTTTCCTTAGTTCCTCATCATCTGCCACTCCCACATAGGCCTGGTTGTCTGTGAGTGTCTCTGTGTAGGTTCTCAACGATGTGATGTTGCTGTTCTCCAATGTCAGTTGTGTGACGATGCTTTCCCTGTCAGCGATCATCTGTGTCCTCTTGATGCTGTAAGGGTGTGATTGCAGTGCGGTGTCGAAGTTGGTGTGTGCTGTGGCCACCGCTGTCGCGAACGTGTCCAGAGTCTGTTGGAAATCGGTTGAGTCATCTCTGGTGCTGTTCACAAAGTCCTTGAGATCATCATATGCAGTTTCCAGTGCCGACTCTGTGGCCAGGTTGGCGTTGCTGATGAATGAGATGCTTTCCTTCAGTGTGGTGAAAACCGGTTGTGAACTGTCGTCTGTGCTCACAAACATGTTGTTGAGTATTCCAAAGTGGTCCTTGATGGACCTATTCTTCTCCGAGGCCGGGACACCGTAGAATTCCGGTATGATGTTCTGTAGTGATTGCACTGACTGTAGTGCTTCCAGGAATGTGAATGTCTGTTCCTCGTCCGCCGGTATGGGCATTATCGTGCCATCTAGTATGGAGTTGGTGTGCCTCACCATGTCGTTGAGGTACCTGCCCACATTGAGGTATGCTATGTTGTTGATGTCATCCCGTAGGTCATTTTTTTGGGACGTGGTCAGAACTGTGTTGTTTTCTATGGCGGTGTCCAGTTCCACGGACTTGATCACCCATCCTGTCTTGAGTTCATTGATAGCGTTCTCTAGTGCCTGGTTGCTGAAGTTGGGTGATGATTCCACCAGAGATTTGAGACCCTTGTTGACTACCATCTTAACCTCCGTTAGCGTACACGTTGAATGATGCCTGTATCATCCTGCCGAAGTCGGCCGAGTCACCCCTCCTGGCCACCGGTATGCCCTCAGCGAAAACACTGGGTGATCCACTGTTGACCATGGCGGAATGGCCTTTGCACTTCTTGCCTATCTTGATCAGGTGCGGGGCCAGTGGATCCCCACGCCTGGCTATCCTTATACTATTGACATACACCGAGCGTGACGTTGCCCGCACGGGTGCCACGGTATGACAAAGGTGTCCTGTGGCGGCTAGATCTCCATTTCTTGATATTCCTGGCATATTGGTATTTATTGGCGGAGAAAACCGCCCGTATTATAACTTAAATTTACTGAACTGACCTTTTTTCACGTCTTGCTTGATGCCACCAACGATATAACTCTCAACCTCAGTCTCCTGTGGTGCCACCTGCATACCCTTGCTTGATAGCCAGTGCTGTGTCCAAGGCAGTGGATTCTGTGTTGCCGGTTGGTCGTAAAGTGGATCATATCCCAGTGCCTTTAATCTCTTGTTCGCGGTCCATTCCACGTAGTTGGCCAACAACTTCTCGTTCAGTCCAATTATGGATCCGTCCTTGAAAAGGTGTTGTGCCCAGGCCTTCTCTTCTTCAACTGTGGCCTTGAACATCTTGATCACTTCACCATCACATTCTTTGATGATCGCTTTCATCTCCTTGTCGTCGCCCGCCATCCAGTTCTTGAGGATGTGTGTCGATATCGCTAGGTGCTGTGATTCATCCCTCGCGATCAGTGAAAGTATCTTGGCTGATCCCTCCATCAGTTTCAGCTCACCGAACGCGAATGTGCATGCGAATGAAACATAGAAACGTAAGCCTTCCAACAGGTTCACGTTGACCATCGCTAAAAATAATTTCTTCTTGAGAACCTTGGTTGATCCCTTGCCATTCACGTCCCACTGCTTGGCGTATTCGATGAAGTCATCGTAGTGTTTCGTGACCGAGGTCGCCCTCTTCAGGATCTGCTCATCATCTACTATGGTGTCGAACACTTCCGATGGATCTGGGTATATGTTCTTGATGATGTGTGTGTATGATCTCGAGTGTATGGTCTCAAAGAAATCCCACGTGACTATACAGCTCTCCAGTTCTGGTAGTGACACGTAAGGTAGGAAAGCAATCACTGGCCCCCTGCCCTGTACTGAATCCAACAGTGTCTGGTACTTCAGGTTTGAAGTGAATATGTGTTTCTGTTCTGGTCTGAAGTTCTGGAAGTCGGCCCTGTCCTTCTGTAGTGAGACCTCCTCTGGTCTCCAGAAGTAGCCCAACTGCGTCTGTGTGAGTTTGTCGAACACGGGGTACTTGTACACGTCGAACCTCTGTGTGTTCTGGTCCTCACCAAAAAACATTGGCTGTTTAGTGAAGTCAACTCGGTTCTGGTTAAAAATTGTCTTGCTCATCTGTCCTCGTTTCTATGTTAGATTGTACAGGCCTCACACTCACCGTCGTCATCAGTGGTTGTACTTATCTGCTCTACTGGATTTTCTGGTTCTAGTATAACATCCTCACCTTCGTCGTCTTCTGCTATGCCAATTCCCGCAGGTTGCACATCTTCTTCCTCACCTTTGAAGTCGTATGTGTTTTGATAGTATGAAGTTTTCCAACCGTACTTGTAGGCCATCAACATGTCTTGTGCCATTGCTGACAAAGGAACCTCATTGTTCTCGTAATGTAGTGGATTGTAACTCCAGTTTCCTGATATGGCCTGGTCAAAATATTTCTGCATCATCGCTACAACATTAATGTAACCTGAGTTGTCCGGCATATCCCACAACAGCGTGTAGTCGTTCTTCAGTTTAGGGAAGCCTGGTGCTATCTGTTTCAGTGGACCTTTCTTGCTCTTCTTGATCTGTAGCATCGCCCTTGGTGGTTCGATACCGTTGGTCTCGTTACTGACAACGGAAGAACTTTCCGAAGGCATCTGTGCTGATAATGTGCTGTGTCTCAATCCATATTTGGCTATGTCTTTCCTTAGACTCTCCCATGCCATACGTTGTTTGTGTGGAACTATCTCGTCGATCTCTTTCTTGTAGTGATCGATTGGCAGTAGGCCATCTGCGTATTTTGTTCTCTCGAAACCTTCACACTTGCCCTTCTCCATCGCTATGTTGCAACTTGCCCTCAGTAGATAGTATTGGAATGCCTCTGACAGTCTGTCAACCAACTCCCAGGCACCCTTCTCGTTGTACTTCACGCCGTTCTTGGCCAGGTAGTGTGCTAGTCCTATATACCCAATTCCTAGGCTTCTTCTTTTCTTGGTTGAAACCTCTGCGGCCTTCACAGGGTAGTCTTGGTAGTCTATGATCTGCTCCAGTGCTCTCACACTTAGGTCACATAGGTTCTCTAGTTCATTCACGTCATTCAACTGTCCTACGTTAATCGCTGACAATATGCACAATGCAATCTCACCTTGCTCGTCATACAGGTCCTGTATAGGTGTGGTTGGCAAAGTGATCTCTTGACAGAGATTGCTCATCGAAACCTTGTCCTTGAACGAACTGTGTGAGTTACAGTGATCCAAGTTCATTATATAGATCCTGCCTGTCTCTGCTCTCTCCTTCAAGAGGTCAAAGAAAAGATCTTGTGCTGGCACAGTCTTTTTTGGTATAGTCTTATCATTCTCATATTTCAAATAAAGATCATCGAACTCTTCTGTACCAAAGGCTTCATATAATCCTGGTGCCATGTGAGGTGATATCAATGTAATGTCCTCTTCGTTCATGAATCTCTCATAGAACAGTTTGCTTATCTGTATCGAGTAGTCCATTCTTCTCACTCTGTTGTCTTCTGTTCCCTTGTTGTTTTTAAGAACTAGGATGTCTTCTATTTCTGGGTGCCATATTGGGAAGTGGACAGTTGCGTTTCCACCACGCACACCGTTCTGTGTGCAACATCTCACAGTTGCCTCGAATTTTTTTAGGAACGGAATCACACCTGTGTGTTGTACCTCCCCTCCTCTGATCTTTGAGTTTATACCTCTAATCCTACCTGCGTTGATTCCAATGCCGGCCCTACGTGCGACATAAAGTCCGATAGCCATGTCACTAGAAAATATACTAGGGAGTGTATCGTCTGAATCCACAAGTACACAACTGGCAAACTGACGAATAGGAGTCCTAACACCAGCCATGACAGGAGTCGGTATATTGATCTTGTGTTGGCTAATTGCATCATAATATTTCTTGACATAACTCATCCTTGTTTTCTCTGGATAGTCAGCGAACAGTGTGGCCGCGATCATCATGTACATGTCTTGCGGTGTCTCGTACAGTTGTCCTGTTGATCTATCTTGGACTAGATACTTGTCACAGATCTGTCTCAGTCCTGCGTATGTGAACTTGAGATCCCTGTCCCTTCTTATCCACGTGTTTAATTTTTTGATTTCGGTCTTGTTGTATTTCTCAACGATGCCTCTGTCGTAAACTCCTAACTTGATGTTCCTCAAGATCAGTTTCAACAACGGAATATATTCGTACTGACCGTGTGCTTCCTTCCTTACATCGTAAGACAGAAGTCTCGCCGCGGCGTACTGGTAGTTGGGTGTTTCTAAAGTGATCAAGTCGTTTGCTGATCTCACTAGGACGTTTTGAATATCTTTTGTCGTCATGCCATCATAGAACTGTATGTTGGCGTTCATCTCAATTAGAGAACTTGACACACCCGATAATCCTTCACAGGCTTCTTCAACTACGAAATGAATCTTGTTGATGTCTAAAGGTTCCAACCTGCCGTCTCTTTTTTGAACTTTAATAGTGGAAGAGTTTGTGTTCGGCATTATGTTTTTATAATTTTTTGTCTTGATAATTGTTTTTGTTGTATCCATATTTATCTAATCTTGTTGTTTGTCAAAATTGGAAAAAAACTTTTCTAAGAATTTGCATAGTCAAATTCCAACTTTAGTAAAGTACTAATATTATAATAATCTAAATCAAATGTCTATCTTATTATGTGGTTAAATGAACAAGCAACGGTATTAAACCATAACTTGTATTTGGTATTCCATAGTGGCCGCTGAGCCTGTGCTGGTTGAAGTGAACTGAACACGTATGGTGTCGTTGCCAGCAGTGGAATCTCCGTCTGAAGTCTTTGCGGAAAGTGTAACTCCTGCATCTCCGTTTGACTCTTCGTAGTCATCATTGGTGCTACAGAACTCACCTGCCGCACTGATCGTCATCACACCGGTCCTGTACGTAGAACCTCTGTTTATTTTGTAAGTTATCTTAACACCTTTGTCATAAAAGCCAGGAAGGTAAATTCCTGTATCGGTGGCCGTCGATGTGTTGTCTGCAAGAGTAATCTGTTTGACTGCTTTGGTATGTAAACCGATACCTTGTACTTCAGGTGGCGTGTTTGATGGATCAGTTGAATCACCAAAGTCTGTGTCTCTTTGATCTGTTCTTTCAAAGAAATCCATTATACTGGTACACTCATCGTTATCAAACTGTATGACAGGTACCTCTTCTATGCTGTTCACACCTCTGAAGTTATTCGCGACTGTGTCAGCATACCAGTTCCCATAACTGATAACATTCCTAGTGCCAGTCCCTGTGGTCGAACTTGATTGTTTCACATAGATTGCCTGCTGTCCGATATCACTCCAACTGTTTCCTGTGAACTGTATGTCCCTTGGACCAATTGTGAGACCATTCGTTGAACCGTCCATTGTTTCACCCAGCATGGCACCATAGTATCCTGTGCTGAAATCACAGTCATTGAACCTAACATTAGTGACGTCATAACTTAGGTCTACAAGTCTAGCAAATGATTTAAACTGACACTGACTGAAAACTATATTAGCACAAGGTAGTGCCGTTGTGGATCTCACAGTGACACCTTTTGAAGTCGACACGTCTGCACCACCTGATGAATACGTGCCTAAAAATTTACAGTTGTTGAAATATGCCTTAGTTGTGTTGTCAATGGATACACCACCGTAGCCTGTGGGATTAGTATTTTTAAATGTGATGTTCGCGATCTGTATCTGTGTTGGTGTTGTCGCACTCGACCCACCGATGCTTCCAAATGTTTGACCTTCATCGTCTTCTGTCACCGCAACAGCAGTGGCACCGCTGTTCTCAATTATGGTCTTGTCCGGTCCCTCGCCTAGCAAGTGTGCAAAAGGTGGAATGGTCATCGCTGTCGTAATCTTGTATATCCCTGCAGGAAAAAATAATGTTCTCCTTGCTCTTGTGTCATCTTGATCTGTGTCTGAGTAAAGTTCGTCTAATGCCCTTTGTATCGCCGCCGTGTCATCGGTGCTGTTGTCTCCCAAAGCACCAAATGCCTTGACTGACACTGTGTCATCTAATCTCTGTTGCAGTGTCCTTGTGTAGTCACCCGACGCACCTGTCTGTATGGGTGTGCCATCTCCTAGGTATCCTTTGTACACATAAGTCAATGCTGTTGTGAAACTGCCTGAACCTGCTGTTACGATCTCTGTGTTTCCCACTGCTGGGGCACCGTCGGATATGGTGCCGTTACCTATGAACAATCTCTGTTCGTCTATGACCCAACCCAATTCACCTGCCGCGAGTTGTGGAAGATCAGTACGTTTTCCGCGTCTGTGTTGTATTCTTGATATCTGTACTATAGGCATATACTGTTATTTATTACAGTATCTTCTTGTAGTATTGTTCCAATTTAGAGTACCATTTTCCTGTCCACTTGGCGTAGTCGTCTATTTCAAATGTCTGGAATTCATTGTTCTGTGTGCATATAAAGATACGTCCGGTCTTTATCTGAGTGTCATAGGTCTTGTTGTGTGCTTCTGCATAGGCCACAAGTTGGAGGAAGTAGTCCTCTACCCATTCTTTCTTCTTAAGTTTTCTAGCCTGTTTGAAATCCATAATGGCAGGTGCACCATTACACACACCCACTAGGTCTGTTGTGCCTGCGTAAAGTTCCGGGTAGTAGAGCGATACCTCTGAACCCCAGACCTCTGTCACTTCGTTCAATCCATTCTCAATGATCACGTTGGCCATCTTGTGTGCCTTCTGCTGTATGAGATTTGACCCCGGCGTCCTGTCCTCGCCCTTGACGTGCTTCTCGAGACTGCGGTGCATCACGGTTCCTATGTTGGCAGATTCAGTTGATATCCTTTGGGCCTCTTGTTCTCCCACCCTTTTACGCCATTCCATGAGGTGAGTCATATCCTTGGTCGCACTCAGTACAGTTGTGACACTAGGTACTTGTCGACCATCTGGCGTCTCGTAGTGTCTCTTCTTATCCTTGGTCACCCGTGCCAACTCGCCGTATGGATATTTTTGATTGTAGATTATGCCTTTTTCTTCTAATATATCTTTTGGTATTTTCACTGTCATATTTTACACTACAAATTGGATTCCGTCAATGCTGTGTGCAAATCAGGTATCAGTTCACGCCATGTTTTACAATTCCTAAACTTATCTTGTGCATCATTGTATTTCATAAAACTTCGTTGAATGTGATCCAAGTGGTTGGAATCGCTTGGTATCCTCAACCTCGATGCGTGTTGTTCGAGCTCATTCCTGTTATGTTCATTATTAATGTTTTTTAGATTGGATTCGATCTTGTCAGCCACTTTGTTTTTCCAATTAATCGGTGCGTGATCGTAATCACAAATTATGGGCCACCTCACGTGAGATATCCAAGAATAACTTGCTACATCATCAAAGGTTTCAAAATACTGTACCATCTCTGGCAAGATGTCTATGTTAAGAGTCTGTATGGCTGGGTTGAAACTAATGTGTCCTTTTTTCTGGTCCTTCATCATCGTTGCGTAGAAATCTAGAGACTTCTGTATCGCTGTCCACTTGCTGGGATATCTGATGTACTCGTTCCTTTCGCCAACTCCATCCACACTGGCATGGATAGTGAAGTCTTTCAATTCCTTCAACCACTTTGTGAATTTTGGATTTGTATTGGTAAGGTTCGTAGTCACTGTGATACTCTTGTCCTTCAAAGTTTTTTGATCATAGCAGTATTCAAGCAGTTCATAGAATTCCGGTATTATGGTAGGCTCGCCTCCTATCACAACCAGTTTTTCACTGTGTTTGCTGACCACCTCGAATATCTCTTTCTTGATTTTCTCGTTCTTGTACCAGTCGTAGACAACGTCTAGTTCACTGGTCCAGTTGTTGACCAACCCACTTTCTTTCTTAACCCATTTTAGAAAATCAGGATCCTTCTCGCCCATCTTCAATAATTCTTTTCCTATCATATGAGAAAATTGTGTGCTACACATTTTACAGGACAAATTGCACACGTTGCCAAAGTGCAGTTCGATATCTGTGGGTAGCAGGTCTAAAGTGCCTTCGCTATTTGTGTGTTGCTTGAAATAACTAGAATCTCCTTGTCTTCTCATGCTGGTTAATCCGCTGTCTTCTGCCATCCAACACTTCTTGCATTTTTCTAACCTCTTGTTGGCCAGCATATCCTTCCTTATCTGCTTGTAATAGGCACTGTTCCACAACACTGTCAGGCTGTCTCTACTCGCATTGAACTGATGGTAGCCATCATCTTTGGTGACGTGCTCGTCCATCATACAACAGACTTTGAAATGCCCTGTGCTGTGCAGGTATAGATGTTCAAAAGGGTATGAGCAGAAATTATTTTTCACTGAGTACCTGCCTCGGAGACACGTTGCTACCAAATTGCTTTACGAAATCGTGTTTCTCAGTGAACAGATATTTGTTGAAGTTCCATTCAGGTTTTCCAAACCTTGTAAAAAAATTGTGTTCTACTGTTTGCTTTGTGCAAATAGGAAATTCGACCCCGTACTTCTGACTGTAGAACTGTTGTATCTCGTAGTTGTCACCAGGTTCTTGACTGCCGAAATTGTTAGTTGGTATCGCTATCGGAACTGCCAGACCTTCGCTGTAGATTTCCTGGAACTCTTTCAGTTGGTGTGTGTAACCACAAAGAGAAGCACTGTTGAAAAAAATTATTTTTTTATCATAGAATCTATCACTGGTCAACAGTCCGACTTTCTGTGATTCCAGACCTATGTCCGCTATTTTGTCTTGCATAGTATTAGTTATGGAAGATTTACTTGCGCCTGTTCATGGCTGACTTTGCCATCTTCTTTACCACGTCAGTAGAGCCTTGGTCATCATAGTCCATCGCGGGATCCTTCTCCGCCTCTTTGTCTGTCTTGATGACGATCTTCTCTTGGTCGAAGTCAGCAACCACATTCTTGAGATCACCATCCTGGTCATATATTCTTTTCAATACGTCGTAATTGAATGCTGGGTATCCGGTATTGTTCATTATTTGATTAACGGCTTTGACACTTATCTCTGATGGTATTCCCTTCTCATCAGCGTCACCCTTCATGTTCATCAGCACGTTGATCAGTGCCGCTTCCATATCGCTGTCTGTGTTTTTGAATTCGTAAAATCTCACGGGATTACTTCCCCGCTAGTTTGCTGTACAGTCTGTTTGATGCTTCAAACACTTCTTTGGATTCTCTCTGCTCTCTGCCTTCGGGTTCTGTGCCACCGGCTTCGGCATCAGAGGCTCCAAACTCATCTGTCTCTTCACCGCCTTCTGAGTCCAGTGAGTCTAGATCTGTGTCCATATCCATCGTGTCATCTGCGCCCATGGGTTCTGAAGCAACTTCTTCTCCGGTCAATATTCTTACACCGTTGTCTAGTTCTTGCCTAGTTGTAGTTAAAGTGGCCTCCGCCTGTTCAATCGCTGGTTGGATTTTTTGCATGAAAGCGTCCGCCTTGTCTGCTCCCATTTCGTCTCTGATTCTGTCTGCTAGTTCTAACATACCTTCTGTCTTCATTGATGCTAGATCTTCCAAGTAACCTGTGACTTTGTCCATCATGTCCTTGGCCGCTAATATTAATTCTGATTGTTCCTCAACACCTTCTTTCGTCATTAGTTTGCTGACAACTTTCTTTTCGTTTTGATCAAGTGCCTGGCCTTTGTCTAGTTTGCTTTTTGCACTCAGTGCCTGCTGGGCCGCCATCTTCTCTTGGTCACCATACTCGTTGATTGCCTGGTTAACAATGTCCAGCATCATCTGGCTCTTCTGGTACTGCTCGTTCTTTAGTTCGTGTCCGAAGTGTGTGTTCTGTGTGATGTTGTGTATCTTAGTCCTGATGTGGTTCGCAGTGTCTTCCAGTTCTTCTTTGGTGTAGTTGCTCACATCAAGCGTTTGATTGAATCTTGATTCGAATTCTTTCAATAAACTTTCTGTTGTAATGGGTTTTGTAAGTTCTAAACTCTTCATACGCTTTTATTTAGTATTGTATCCAAAAAGGTTTATTGGTTCTTTTGTGTGCTCACTGCGATTTTTCGCTGTGATCCACCATAAATTACCGCTTTTTGCAGATTTAGTCATTGGATATTTTAACTCCTGATCCATATTCTTTATTTGTACAATATCAAAGCCATTCCTGTCAATGGTATATTCCATATATTGTTTGGAGTACATTGAGTGAATATAAGTGGCGTCTGACTGCCGCCCGTGTGAGTCCATTTGGCTACGATTATCTATTCCGTTCCTGTGCATTGAATTATCCGATTCAAACTTGTACACAAGACCTTTAAATCTTTTGCCAACATTTTTTCCTTGTGATCCAGGAAAAGCAAAATCAACGCTGGCATCGATCATTGTAGTTTGTATCAATAATATTGCATTGGGCAGAGCACATCCGATCCTGTAAAGAAAATCATCGAAGTCTGGTATCTCTTCATCAAAACTCATCATGCTCACAACGTCGACACCGTCGACTTCAAAAACTTTCGGATGGAAACCCTGTATCATCTTGCAGGGAATATCGTGTTGTTTTGCGAATTCGTTGAAAAGGTCTACTATGTTTGCTCTAGGTTCCACACCTATGACCTCTTTTGCACCATGCAGGTAGAACTGCAACATATAGTATCCTGTGTTGCATCCAACATCTATGATAGTTTTGCCTTTTATATGTTCGACGTTTTCTGTGATGTGTCTCTTGATCTTTAGATCTACTTCGTCACTGGTCAAATACTTGTCTGTGTCAGTTTCGTTGATATGCCCGTCTTGTGACATATGCGACTGCCATAGTTTTAAAAGCCTATCCGCGGAAAGTCTCATTGAAAATGTTCTGTATGTTGGCCTTACATTCATCTGCCAGACGATTTGCGGAGTCTAGCCTGTCCCAGTAAACATCCTCTGTGAGTTCGTCTTTATCCTTTTGTGCTTCCTTTATCATCCTTTTGGCACTCTGTATGTCGAACAGTTGTGATGCAAATTTCATGTCTAGGTCTAGTAGATTGGCAGGCACAGGCTTGCCATCGGCAAGATAGTTTGCCACTAGTATGGCTGTTTGCTTTAGATTGATGTCATCGTGTATGATCGTGGCTTCCATCATGTCCGCTATGACGTACACATATCTAGTGCCTGTGTGTTTCTTGGGCACAATGGCTATGTTGCCTATCAGGATGCCTTTTGAGAACTGCTTGGGTAGATGTCGGAACGGCCTGCGTGCCTCTTCCTTGCGGGCGAGGTCCTCCAGTTTGTTCTTGAGACCATAGGCCTCGATCTGTTTTACCAGTTCTGATTTATTTTTTGAGATCATTGACAATCCTTATGCGTCTATTTAAAGCATATTGGGTGTCAGTGTCAAGTTTCTTTCTAACGAAGATGGCCTTGTCCGCCAGTCGTTTGGCCTGGTCCTGTTGTTCGGGTGTGAGTTGGCTGGCTTTGAACGAGTGTTGCCTGTGTTTGTTTATGAAGTCTAGGTCAGAGTCCGTCACGTAAACTTTCACTCTAGGTGCTATCTGTATGTACATTGTGTTTGGTAAAGTATCGGTGTTAACCTGGCATCTTCATCAGGATTACTACCACTGTGGATAGTAAACCTGCGACCACTGTGCCCGCTGTGGCTATGATTGTTTTTGTGGTGCTCTTGTGCGAGGTGCCCATGTCCTCGTTCATCTTCGCCAACCTGATCTCGATCGCAGAAAGTCTGTCGTGTAACCCCTTGTATCTCTCCGCACAAAGGTCCACGTGTGCTTCTAGGTTCTGTTTTTCTAAATCGGTTGTACTCATATAATTCCTAATCTCATTCTTGAGGTTCCTCACCTCGAACATTAGAGCCTGTAGGTGCGCCTGTGTCATTGCCTAGTTGTGCCTTTTGTGTTATATAAAGTGCCTTAATCAAATACTATTTATTTGATATGCCTGCGTAGGAAAAGTAGGTGTTTAAAGTTTTGAGGTTTTCAGTGTCGAACGTGCTCAGTGGGAACGTCGCGGTCTCCTTGCAGAAACTGACTATGGGCACCTGGTGGAAGTCACCCACTAGGTTTGCTGTGGGATCCACATCATCACCATACACCCCCGACTGCTCAGTGAAGAATTGGAAGTGCCACGCTGTGTGTTTCCCTTCATAGAAGTTGCCAAAGCCCATGTTGCCTAACGTGTCGTTTGTCCTGAAAGGCGGTTGCTCCCATACGATGTTTCCCCTCATCTGTAGTAATTGTAACATGGTGTTGAAGTTAGAGTTTTGGTTTCGGGCAATGGCCAGACTGTTTTTGTCGTGAATGACCTCACCGCCGGACGTCTTGAATGGGAACGCCTGTTTGAGGTTGCCGTTGTCCGTGATGTCGACCAGTGTGTGGACCCTATACTCGTGCATCTATTTGGCCTTGCGGTAGTACCAATCTTCGGGTGCCAGATACTCCTCTAACTTCTGCTTGAGTTCGGGACTCTCGTTCACAAGTTTCTTGAACTTGGGCATTATTTCCTTGTGTATCTTGACCGTGTCTGGATCCTTCTTGTACCTTGGCCGCACCTTGTCTATGCCATAGGGACAGTTGAATCCGTACTGTTGGGCGAGTGCCTCTATCTTGTCACTGAGTCCGTTGTCCAGTTTGATGAAGTGTTTGACCTGTGGCACCTGGTCAATCACCTCCGAGTACCTCAAGGTGTACCTGTCGAAGTGGGGGAACCATTCCATGATGTCGTCGTGTTGCCACCACTCGTGTGTGCCCCAGTTGGTGCTCCATTCTGTGATGCCGTTCCAGTATCTCTTCTCAGGTTCGGCCAGTATTACGAACACGTCCTTTTGGTAGTCCTTGAGCTCATCTGGATGTACCTGCTTGAACTCACCTCTGTGGAATTCATTAAGCCACGCCATCATGCTGTGCTGTGCCCCACCGGTTAGGTGAAGCCATCCCGCCTTGTCATTGATATTGATGACCACGGGGGTTTTTCTCCGCATGCCGTTCTGTGGAGAACGCATTATTGAAAGCACTGTGTCGAGATTGCCCATATGTTATAATTTAGCCGTAAAAAAAAGGGCGAACCTAAAAATAGATCCGCCCTTTATGGTAAAGTTAAAAACTATTAACTTACTGCCGCCGCAGTTAAGATACCAAGTTTAGTTTCTGTAACTGTTGCACCTGTTACATCAGCAGTGATCACAGTAGTGTCCATTGCTCTGATAGCCGTTTGTAAAGCCGCTTTAGTCGTAGTTGCCGATAAAGTGTCTAAGTTATCAGTTCTTACAGCGTAAGTTTTCTGAGTGTTAGTGTCCACTAATGGACCTTCACCTAGTACTGCTACACCGTTGTTTTCGATTGTTGCTCTAGTTAATTCCAAACCAGCAGTTGCGCCTGTTGCCAAGTCAGATGTCTCTGAGTTCATCGCGTTGATGAAGTCAACTGTTAAGTAAGTGATATCAACTGAACCTACTTCGTAGTTCTCGTTTCTTGAGAAGTTGTTTTTTGCTATTGCCATTTTTAATCCTCCTTTTTATCTGATTTAAATGACTGCAATACCGCTCAGGTATCGCGTTAAAAGTATTTAGTGGTAAAGTTGGTAAATTAACCGCTAATATTAGGATTTTTGCTCTTCTTTACAGCATTTGCACATACAGTCAGGACAATCTCTGCATTCTGCACAACTGCCTTTGCAATGGTGTTCACACCCACATTCACATACACATTTTATCATGCTAATATTTAACTACTAGGCAGTGTTTGATTTCTGCAAACATTTATGACAATCACACACGTCGCAGTTTTCACAGTTTTTACATTTTTCATTGCAGTGCGGATCACAGTTGCACCTGTAACACTTCTCTCTCGTCATACCTGTAAACTGACGTTTTCCTTGCTGTTGAAGATGCTGTCAAACTTTGCTGTCCTCTTTCCGACTAAGAACAACATTGGTCTTTCTGTCACTCCAAAATTCGCTGTGCCGTGTGGCAGATTGGGCCAATCAAACCATACCACATCACCTCTTCTCCATTTTGCGAAATGGTCACTGCCCATTAACATTATCTGTCCGGGTGCCCAATCCTCTAGGAACACAAAAAGTTTAACATAATCTTTCTCTTTTTGCTCTTGGGTGAGATGATCTAATTTGCCTTCAACCCTGAGACCATCAAGATGGAGTAGAGTCATCTGTCCTGGTTTTTGATTGTGAAGGAAACATTCGACTAGGTCAAGTCCAATTGCTTCAAGGATGTGGTCAAATTTGGATTCGCCTACCGCTATTTTATGGGAATCAAATCTATCTTTGACCTCGAGGCCATACTTGTCATTCTGTTCAATAACTCTTTGGTTGGATGACACATATAATTCTTGCTCGCTCTTAGTGTCCCATTGTCCGTCCAACGTGGCAATTTTCCTGTAAAACTTCGAAGAGTCTTTTGAAAAGTAGTCGCCCACCTCTTGATCCCAAAGTGTTGGTTTTTTCCTGTCAACGTAAAGGTCTATCATTTGGAATATTTACTTCTGATTTCCTTGTGTATATCAGTTCCCGGCAGTGCTTGGTTTACAATGTTAAGCAGTTTTACCTGCAACATTTTTTTATCAGTCGAATTTAGCCCGTTGTAGTTTGCAACGCCACGTCTGATGTTTCTGAGATTTGCATCAAAAATTCCTAGCCCTCTTTCTAGTTGTGTCAGAGCACCATAAGGGTTATCCCAGGTACGTATGTATCTCCTGAAAGCCATCACTGGCATGGATTGCCTCTGCCTCAAAGCCTGTGCCTGATTCTTGTTCTTTAACTTTTTTGTGATCTCCGGATCACCTGACACGATGGCCATCATGTTATAAAGATCATTCTGAGACATTCGCACCTTGTCGAACGTGCCATACCCCAGAGTCTGCTCAACGTATGACTTGACGAAACGGTCGTGTCCTGTAAATTTTAGGAATGTCAAAGCCAGCACACTGATGTATATCCGCTGACAAACTTCTGGAAAAGTGAATCTCTGCAAGTCACTAAAACGTCTTATCACCCTGCCTTCGGATACATACTTTAAGAATGGGGTTATCATACCCATATTTATAGACTGTATGCAAAGAAATTTTATTCTTACCGATGTGATGAAGACTGGTGATCATTTGTCTTACGAGCAATTCATCGATGCAAATACTTTACCAAATCAGTCATTCGAATACACCGGAGAGTATTACACCCTGCACAACTATGATCTTGAACAGTATGATCGTAAACTTGCGTTCATAGATATGAGGATCCACAACAATCGTATACTAGGAAATGATGCATACAAAAAAGATCTTCAAAAACGACTGTCATTATTACACCAGCAAGGTTTCAAGTTTATACTTGCTAACCCTTGGGAATCGGAAGACAACATTCGAAACCAGTTGTTCATTACAGGGGAGAAGATGGCCCATGTTGATATACCTTATCCCTATCATCTATGGACAGGCGGCGTGTCTTGGTTCTGGAGTTATATGTACCACAAGCACAAGGATACCAGTTTCAACTTTAATCACAAGGAAAAAGTTTATGATTTCTTGTACCTTAACAAGGCACCGCGTGAACATCGTGTGAAGTTGTACGACACATTGATGCACGACGGTCTTTTAGACAAAAGCCTACACACTTTCGTTGGCCGCAATCCTTCTAGGAGATTGCCAAAGCAGTATGAACTTCCTGGGGTGAATCCCAAGGACTATCCTAGGTGGGGTCTAGACCAGGACATATATGAATTACCCTACAATCACACCAATTGCAGTCTGGTATCCGAAACCAACGATAATGATTACGAGATTTTCATGACCGAAAAGATCTGGAAGCCTATCATAGCAGGTCACCTTTTCATTGTACATGGCAATTACCTTTACCTACAAAAACTCAGAGAGATGGGATTCAAGACTTTTTCTCAGTATTTTGACGAAGGTTATGATCTCGAGAAGGATCCTGTGCAACGTATCATTAAGATAGCGGATCTGTGTAAAGAGGTGAGATCTAAGAACTGGCAGGACATATACCTTGCATCACAATCACTGAGGGAACACAATACTAAAACTTTCTTTGACAAAGAAAAATTATCTTTGCAGGTTAACGAAACTATAAATTTATTTCTTGAATTTGTTGATCGCAGTTAGATTTCTTCTGCTGAATCCCAACCTATCAACTAACTTGACTGCGTTGCCTGTTTTGTCAACAGCAACAAATCCTTCCGGCTCTGTGACTTCTAGTCCGCTGTCTGTCTGTTGGAATGACCCTATCGCTTGGGCCTGATTCATTTTCTTTAGAACGAAGGCCTTCATGGTCTGTACGCCTCTGTAGAAAGTAAGCATGGCCTGTAATGGTTTCTTAGCCTTGTTTAGAAAAATTGGCATCTGCTTCATCTTGTCTTGCCTCAGCGCCAGTGCTTTCTGTGCCTTAAGTCCTGACATCTGTTGTTGCATTCTATCATTGTAGAACTTCTTGAATCCCAATAAGAACTTGTTGGCATCATTTGGCAGTTTGCCTTCTCTTACCATTGCATTGATGTACATCTGGAACATAGGTATGAAGTCTTGGTTTTGTCCTAGCACACTTGCTAGGTTACGTGGCACACCGTTCAATAGATTCTCAAGTTTTTCTATGCCGTTGAAGAACTGTTTGGTCTCGGCATCTGTGAACTTGGCACTGCCTGACACATCTTTGTATGTTGCATTGTCAAAGAACACATCCGGACTTTTAGTGAATCCGGACACGTCTGCACCTCCCTGTGCGTTCATATCGCTCAGCGAATCACCAGCGTAAGTCGTGTGGAATATTATTCCAACCTTTGCACTGTCTATCTGTTTGGACAAGTCTGACCCCTCGGGCACCGCATAGGTGATTGTGTTGGGGGTAAAAGTGATGTGTGGTTTGCCATCTATGTTCTTCCTGATGATGTCCTCGTCAGTGAATAGCAGGTCTCCCTGCACCACTCCTTGTATATCTAATTTTTTGAGGTGTACCAGGCATTTCAATAATTTCTGTCCCAGTTCGTCTGTGCCGTGATTGTTTGCTATGTCTCTCTTGGTGTAGTTTATCTTTGCGTTCTTGGCGAATACTGATTTGGTGCCAACAAAAAACTTACCATTGTCTGGATTGGTTCCACAAACCACAGCGGGTGCACCATCCCATTTGACGGACACACTCATTGCCTCTGAACTGGTGCCTTTCAGTGTTAATAGTAGTCCCCTGAAGTATTCTATCACAGCCTGGCCACCTTGGTATCCATCAGTTATCACAAGATCTTCTATGTGTTCGAGGTGTGTCCTCTTGAACTCTGTTAGGACATCTTCTATCAACATTGTTAGTCCTCTTGATATTCGCCGTCTTTGATTTTGAGCACGTTCTGTTTGATATCTTTGTTCTCTTTGATACGAGCGACACCCTTGCTGAACTTGGATGCGTCCATGTTTTTTAGTGCTGAGTTAAACTTCTTCTCTAGTTTGAATGCTGTGTCCTGGTCGAAATTTTCCCTGATGTAGTACATTAACCTGATCGCTGATTCTAAAATGTGTGACGCCCTGCTCTCTACAACTTCTTCCTTGTCCCTTTTGAGGGGCATAGAGCTCAGTTCTTCTAAAAGGCTTCTAGTGTGTTTTTGCATATATTAGGTATTTACACTTAATTGTAGCATAATAATAGTAAAAGTCTACTGCGAATTCTTGCGATAAACAAAGTATTTGCGAGAATTCGAATCATCTCGTATGTCCAACACCTTGAGATCGAACATCTCTGCCAGTTCTATTATGAATGGCACATTCCATGCATAGAACTCTATCCATTTGGCTTCGGGTTTGTCGTGCTGTATTCCCGGATTGACCCTGAAAAACATGATGCCTCCCTTCTCTAACAAGTTGACACATTTACTAACTTCAGCAATGATCTTGTTTCTTCCGCCAAAGTTTATTGAACCCAGTGCTAAGATAACATCAAACTTTTGCAAGGGCCTGTACTCCATAAGGTCTAACTGATAATCTGCTTGCCTATTATAAGGATCTATACCTATCAGGTTGTGCACCTTGCCTCGGAACTCGTTGAAACCACAACCAACATCCAACACACTCCTTGGCTTCATGTCATTGATCTGATCTATCAGTGTAAGTCCAGAGTGTTTCCATTTTTTCATGTCTGCCTGCCAGTGGTTTGAAAAATACCTATGGAGACATTTTTTATCAATGGCTTCTGTGTATGATACAAGATTATCAAATGTTTCATCAACATCTACGTCAAAGGCCTTCTTAATCAAATCGGGAGTGACCAGTAATGGGTCATTGTTGGTCAGCCTGACCAACTCAGCAAATATCTTCCTGTTCATTTAATAATACTATGATGGATTTTTATGGATGTCAAGAGTATGACTTGAGTCTTTGTTGGTGCTCTCTATGAATTTCCAAGTCTTGTCTGTAGTCCTGCCGGTGAATTGCAGGATGTATCTTGTGTCCCAACCCATGTTGGCCGTTCCATGCGGGAAGTCCTGCCAGTGCCAACTGATGATATCACCCGCCTTCCAGTGAGTGTGTACAGCCGTACCTTGATGCCATATCTGTCCCATGCTCCAATCATTGAGAAACACAACAAATCTGTGCACCTTCTTGGGGTCAACATCATAATCTAATTCGTCAAAACTGTTTTGCCTGTCTAATCTGGCCGCGAAGTTGTCCATGTGCATATGCAAGAGTTGTCCACAAACTTGTGAGTGAAGTTTCAATTCATAGTCATAAAGACCAAGCAGTCCTTCTGCCAGTGCAACTGCTTTTGGATCCGTAAACATATTGGCCCTGCCATATATCTTTGCCTCAGGATCGCCGCCTGATCGCACGACGTCATAAACTTCTTGATCTATACCGTAGTTTTCTCCAACGCTCTTGTTCCGTGTGGCCCAGTGTACAGCATTGTCCAAAGCCTTGTCGCCGTATGTATCAATAAAGTAGTTGCAATCCATATCAACATTGCCATGGAACATTAACACGTCTTCGATGTTGTCTTTCTTGCTCCAGTCAAAATGATAGGCACCTCTTGCAAGAGCTCTCTTCTTCTCGTAGTCCCAACGGCTCTTGCCGTATTCCAACTTCCTGCCGGTCTTGACTGCGTTGACTTCTGCGTGTGCTTTTAAATTTTTAATCGCTTGATCGGAATCCTGTAGGTCCTCGTCTATCTTTTTTAAAACGTCTTGTGAGTAATCTTTGCTGTGTTCCATAGTGATATTTAAGTCGTAAAAAAAGGGCGATAAAAAAATTACCGCCCTTAATGGTACTTTGTCTTAAGATTTTATTAAGCGTACACTTCCATCAACTTGGCGCTTTCTTCTAATGTGCCAGTCTTGCTTGAAGTGATTGCGAATAAGTCTTTTCTGAACTCGTTTACAACAGAGTTGATTTCGTCTTGAGCTTCTTGTGTTTCACATAGTTTCTCAAGTTCCATTCTTCCGATTGAAGCGTGGAAAGTTTCATCTCTGGCGATCTTTGCGTATCTTGAAGAAATGAACTTGTCTTCGATACACTCGGCCATCATAGCCCAGTTTCTCGCCGCTCTGCCTTCTGCTATCAATTGGTACATTGCCAACATCAACGGATTGTCGTTGCAGTTGTACTTCTTGATCATTGCCGCACCTTTTTGGTGTAATCTCTCTGCATGGCTTTCTACTGCCTTCTGCATGTCAATTTTCTCACCTTTTAGGTATTCAACAACTTCTCTTACGAATTGAAAGTGTTTTGCCTCGTCGTGTGCTTGTTTCGAAAGTAGAACCAATTTCTCAGGATCTGTTCCGGCTGGAAGAGCCGCGATCTCTCTAGAAATTTCTTCCATGTTCATTCTCTCGTTAACCATACGACCAGTGAAGTTGTCAATCAACTCCTCTTTGTCTGTAGTGTTCTCGTAGTAGTGCTTGATCTGTAACTCAGACGCTCTGAATAGGGCCTCGTTGTCCTTCTCAAGTTTGGCTACGAATTCTTTTCCTGATAACATTTTTGTCTCCTAGGTTTTTGTTAGTATACGAAGATATTTACCACCATCAGTGCCTATATGTAAATATATTGCATGAAAATACTCATCAGCCAGCAGGAATTCATACATCCTCGTAACAATTTCCAGTTTGATGCACTTGAACGCAGTTTCTATGTGTTTCTGCGTGGGCACGAACTGATTCCCGCACCAAACATCAATAAAGTACACTATAATGATTATGACTGCCTGTTGCTGACTGGGGGTCCAGACAGCCTGTCGAGGCACCTCACAGAAAACTTGCTGTATCGACATGCAACGCAAAATGACCGGGCAGTGTTGGGCATATGCCATGGAGCATTCGCGATTAACGATCTATTGGGCGGCAAGAACGGTCAAGTAGAAGGTCACAGGAACACAGAACACACAGTGGTACTGGAAGGCAAAGAAATAATGGTCAACAGTTATCATTCACAGTGCATAAGAGAACTTTCAGATGAACTGCATCCGTTGGCACACGACAAGCATGGCAACTGCGAAGCATTCGAACACAAGAGCAAACAGCAATGGGGAGTGGTATGGCATCCTGAACGAATGTCAGATCCTGTCTTGCCTGATGCTGTGAGAAAATTCTTATCTTCTACGATATAACCACACGTACCTATGAGGCCATTCACGTTCCGGCAGGGTGCCGTCGGTATTGTATTCCATCTCCACACGCTCAACTGTGAAGTCCATAAGATTAGCGAAGTAGTCTATCTCTTTTGTTCCCCATTGGAACCATTTTAGTCCTTGGTCATTCTTATATCCACCTGGTGCTCCTCTCATATAGAGTCGTCCACCCGGCTTCAGCCAAGATTTCAATTTGATCAACATATGAGCGATGTCGTCATGGTTGCCCCAGTTGACTGACCCCAGAGCCAGTATCACGTCTGCGCAACCTGGCTTGAATGGTGCGTCCCAGTGTCCACACTTGATGTCTGCCTCGTCAAACACGGGATCATATCCCACTAGATTCTTGATCTTGCCTTTTAGGAAGTTAATTCCACACCCTGCGTCGATCACCAGTGAGGGATTGAGTTCGTTGATCTCGTCCACTAGGTTGCTACCCGAGTGCTTGAATAGGTGTATGTTTGACTGCCAGACGTTTTTGTAGAAATAATCCTGTGCTTCTTGATCTATCATATATCTTTAGTTATTATGCGTAGTCGATGCCTCTATTCTTTTGGGTGATACTCCTGTAAACTAAGATCAATACCATTGCGAAAAGCACTAGAAACAATGGCCTCACAAACATCTCTTGCAGTGTATACATTGTCTGTAGTTGTTGCCCTAGGTTCTGCCACTTGTCTATTATGATGTAAGTTAAAAGTATCGCTGGTCTGCTGATCTTAAATTTGTAACAGAAAAGACCTAACACACTACAACAGGCCAAAGTCACATAGTCCATGTATAAGCCTGTGTACGATTGGCAGGTGTATATGATAATTGCAAATATTATGCCAGCATAGATCCAATAAGGTATCTCTAATATTTTTACCAGCAGTTTAGAAGTGAATATACAGATTATGAAAGTCAAAATTGTGGCTCCGACAAAACCATATCCAAGTAATGACAAAAATTTCTTGTCTTCAAGCATGAAAGGATTCCCCACATCTAATCCAAACGTGATACACATGGCCATAAAGATTGCCGCAAACGGAGATGCCGGTATACCAAACAACACTGTTGGAATCAGGCTTCCTGCCTTCTGTGCGTTGTTGGCTCCCTCACAACCTGCCAGTCCTTTGGGATTTCCTACACCGAACTTGTCATTGGGGTGTGCCCTCACAGTTGCACCATAGGCCAACATATCTCCCACAGGTCCGACTCCCGGCAGTAGTCCTGCTATAAAACCAATAAAGCCTCCCCTTATAGAGTCTCGCCACAACTTCAATGTGGTCCTGAAGCCGTCGAACAATTGGCTGAAATAGTTGTTTATGGGTGTGGGCCTGTTCTTTCCAAAGTGGAAACCCGACACCAGTTCTGGAATGCCAAAAAGTCCTGCTATCATCATTATGATCGGCACTCCGTCCTGTAGGTACAAAGTGCCAAATGTCAGTCTCGGTCCACCGGTCTGTGGATCAATACCCATCAGTCCAATGAAGGCACCTATCGCTATCGCACAACAACTGAGCCAGAAGTTCTTAGACACAATGAAAGCCACACAGGCTATGGACAGTGTCATGAACATGAACAGTTCAGGAACTCCAAACTTGTATATGATTGGTGCGTAGAATGGCAACAGTGCGAAAGCCAACACTCCAAAGAAGATGCCGTTGAACGTGCTGTCGGCCATCGCTATACCTATCGCCTTGGCGGCATCTCCGTTCTTGCTCATCTTGTATCCATCTATGATCGATGCCGCCGTTGTGGAGGCACCGGGTATGCCCGTGAGCAGTGACGTGTATGAGTCAGCGGTGCTTGACGCCGCTATCACACTTATCAAGAATATAAGACCGTAATAGGGATTGGGATCAAAGTATCCCGCGAATGAGAATACAAGTAACATCGCCGTTCCGGCGCCTGCCATGGGAATCACTCCCAAGAGAATTCCGTATACTGTTCCCAGCAGGCACCAGAGTGCGTAGTCCATGTTACTTCAATAGGTGTGGTTTGAACTCGGCCTTCCAACCGAAGATGTTGTTGAACCACCAAACAAGATCCTTCAGTTTTTTCTCAGTGTAAAGGGATCGCTGATACTTCACTATCTTGTCTGCTTCTTCACCAATTGCCCACTGGTAGTCACCACCGGATGCCTTGGCGATAATTGCTCTCGACTCTGGATCTTTCAACATCTTTTTCAGTGCCTTCACAAGTTCTTTCCTGTGCTTGGCACCTTTGTTTACCCATAAGCCTTTTTGCAGAGAGTCATTTTGGAACTGCACTAGCCTGTATGCGTCATACAATTCACCACTTGGTTTTTCACCCCAAGTCTGTTCGAACACTGTGTCAAAGTCCTTGCCTGGTGCGTTGGGGTTTGTCACGATCCTCTTTTTCTTTTTATCGTACACACCTTGCGTGAACCAGATCTCGCCGTGTTCAAATTTCTTGATTTTCTTTGTCCAAGCAGTTGGGTTGCCCCTGAACACGTTGAACTCGCCATTTGCGAACATAAGTGTTCCTTGCTTGTCGTCTACACCTTTCACGTACTTCATCTCCTCGTCCACACATTTCTTGTATGAAGCGATCTTGCCGTCAAGGTTACCACAGTACATAAGCACCATACCTGTAACGTCACCTGCCGCGTGGTCGTTTCCGAAGACCATTCCGCCTGATCTAGGATCCCAGTCTTTTCTCTTACCAACGAAGATGTCTAACAACTGCACTCCGATGGCGTCCCAGTTCATGTAGTCGTACTCTACACCCGTCTTCACAAGTGTGTTCACTGAAGTTGTTCCACCCGTGACGGTGATAGCACCTTCCTTGAATCTGTTCTCTTTGTTCCATTTGTTCATTCCGATCAAGTGCCTCGCACCTGGAATGTGGACGGACTTTACGTCTGCGTCAAGATGTTTTTTAAGTTCTTTGATCACCACCTGCGCCCATTGATCCAAACCAGATCCTGGTTTAGTTGGTAGGTAGATGGTGTAGTCGGCCATAGCCGATGTAGCCATAAAGAACAAGAAGGCCACTGATGTTATCAGTTTTTTCATGTAATATCCTATTGTTTGTTTTGGAAATTGTATGCTGTGAACTTCTTGTGGAGCGTTACAGCAAAATATGTTCTTGTAATTATGATTGCAACTATATAATTGTAATGAAACTGAGTAGGCAAACCAAGATCAGGATGTATTCGCACTATGATCACGACATAGACGTGGATGACGAGTTCTGGCCAATGATGGGCATAATGCTCACGATATGGTCTTTGTGGACTGGTCTCATACACCTGATTGACTGGTTTACTTTTGATGTGATACCATGGTGGATCGAGCCTTTTACCATTGTTCCAGTTATCTTCCTAGTGATAATGAAAGAACTTTATGATTCCATCAATCCATTGCACTGGTGGCCAATGGTGTGGGGTTACAAAGCCAAACTGCCAGACGAGGATAGGATCACAATCAGACCTTTGGACACAGAACGCATACTAAAGCAACACGGTGGTAGAATGAACGTGCATATCATTGACTTCGAATACGTTAAATTCAGAAGGAAAAAGGACGCTGTTATTTTTGGTCTGCGATATTTCTAGACGACCTGAATACCTTACCGTACTTGTTCTCGTACAGGCTCAATTTGTCTGACAACTCCCGTACAATTTGTCTGTACTCGGCATTTTGCACTTCTAGGTTGCCTAACTTTGCCGACAGCATCCTTATCTCTGTGTCTTTGTCTTCTTTCATACCTTGAACTTTAGTTTTGATTTGCTTTTTAAAATTTTCCTAAACTTGTCAGTGGCTATCCCTCTAACGAAAAGCATTGGACGGAGGTTGTGTCCAAAATTGGCAGTACCATGTGGGAGATGTTGCCAATTGAAATACATTATGTCTCCTTTTTTCCAACGCACCCAATGGTGGCTTCCCATCAACATAACCTGTCCTGGGTACCAATCGTCCAACATTATAAAACAGGTGACTAATCTTTCTCGCCTCTGTTTTTCACTCAGTGGTTGTCCGTTGTTATCTAGGTATTCATTTTCTGATCTGGCGGTATCCATGTGTATTACAGTCATCTGTCCTGGCACCTGGTCCTGCAGGTGAATCTTGATATCTTCCAGTCCGATTGGATCTACGAATTTCTTATACTGACTAAAGGATTTCTTGTCAAGTTTCGTGGATGTGTATATCTGATCAACCTGAATTCCGAACTTTCCCTGTTGTGCGATCACGGAAGGGTTGCTTGATACAAGTTTGTTTTTATGTGTCCTTTTTGGCAGTCGGGGCCATTTTCCTTGTACGTTGCCTATAATTTTGAACATTTCACTATCAGGTTTGTCATTATGATAGTTCCAATGCCATCTACTTTGTTTCTTTCTCCTGAAAAATTCCTTCGACGGTTTCATGCTGAAAAAAGGTTCTACTTACCTTGTCCAACGTAAGGCTTGTAACTTCTCTTTTTGGACTTGTTCATAGAGCTCAGTTTGATCCTGCTCTTGTTCCTGCCTTGAGAGGTCTTCTTGGCCTTGCCTGGAGTGTATCCCGATGTGTTGTGTATTGCCATAGTGTTATTATATAGTAGACATATTTACAGTCAACCTGTATAATGTAAATACTTTTATGATCAAGTTCGCTCTCAGATGTGAATGTAGCGCCAAGTTCGAAGGCTGGTTCCCAAGCAACGAAGAATATGAAAATCAGTTGGCCAAAGGACAACTACTCTGTCCAATGTGTGACAGCACCAAGGTGAAGAAAGACATTATGGCGCCTGCCGTTGGTAAAAAAACCACAGCGAGGAAACGTGGTAAGGCCAAGATGGAGGAACTCACCGGCGACCAGATGGTGATGGGTGGACAGGCACGTACACTGTTGAAACAGATTCAGAACCACGTGGAGAAAAACTTCGAGAACGTTGGTAAAAAGTTCGCCAAGGAGGCACGTAAGGCACACAAGGGCGAGAGGAACCTGGAGTTCTATGGTAAGCCAACAAAGAAAGAAGTCAATGAACTGGTGGATGAGGGCATAGATCTGTTCGCGGTGCCCAAGGTCAAGGACAACTAGTCGCAAAAACACTGGCTTTTCTAGCCGGTTGACTTTCCACACGTCTTAGTATATAATTGTTGTTGATGCGTAGGATAACAGAGATTGAAACTCCGACGAATCGTAAATTAACAAACTAAGGAAAGAGGAACAATATGCTAACAGGTATGTTTAATACACTTTTTCCATCTACTAAGAAGGAAACAAAGACCATGGCAAACTCAACTCAATACGTTGTATACACTAGAAACTTCAAATCAAGAGCGAAGCAAATCGGTGTATTCGCCGAGCCGGCTTCTTCATACAAAGTGAATGGTGAAGTACACGGTGGTAAAATCAAGTTCAAAAACCTAGCAGTAAAAAACACTGCAAGAAAAACAGCGACTAACAAGTTGTTA